ATACACCATATTTATCACGCCCTATGATACTAAGACCTGAAATAGCCATGGTCTTTGCTGAATCTCCTTCTGTAAGTATCAAAGTACAGGTTGCACTTTCCTTAGTTCCTGCAAGGTTTGCGTCATCCAGTTTAGGAATAATGAGTCTGGATGTTTTTTTGCCATCTGTCTTGGTAAGCTTCTTTTGATTCTGAAACTCTGTAAGAGATAGAGCCCTTTCTACTATATTGGTCTTGTACAACTTCTCAATGAACTTATCAGAAATGTCGCATTTTGAACCAAACTTTGCAACAGGTGTAGTAAGAGTCTCTTTTGACTGACTATCAAATGCTGGATTTACAATGGTACTCTTGACAAAGATAAAGAGATTATCCTTTAAGGTTTGTGCCTTGATAACCTTCTTTTTCTTAGCCTCAATCATGTCAGACAGCTTTTTAATGACTGTATTGGTTATGTAATTGACATGAGTACCACCACGAATAGTATTGATACCATTAGCAAACGATATCTGTTCATGAACGCCATTATTGGAAGCACTAACTGCTATCTCCCAACGTTCATTGCAAGCCTCGTAGATCAGAGGTTCTTCACTTGAAATAAAGAGACCAGCATATTTCTCAAAGTCCTTGACAGGAAGTTTTTCATCATTGAAGAATACTGATACATTCTTATTAGTGCATGCAGCAGCATCAATGGTTCTGCGCTTGAGTAGTTGGAAGATATCATCTGTCATACCAGGCAAACTGAATCTTGCATAATCAGGTAGGAAAGTTATCTTTGTATAAGGCTGTTTAGGGGTTGACCTGATAGATGGTTTGTCTTTGTTCAACATATTGTTGCTATAATGCTGCACAAATATCCTTTGTCTATAATGGTCAACTGTTTCTACAATGAACTCCTTGGAAAAGATATTCGTGAGCTTCAAGCCATAACCACCTTTGCCACCAATGATTTTTTCTTCTTGATGGTTGTAATTAGTGCTTGTGAGTAGTGTTCCTGTTATAAGTTCAGGAACATACACTTGCAAGGTTTCGTGCATAACTACATCAATACCATTACCATCATTGTATACAGAAATAGTTCCAGTGTCTTTGTCTACAGTAACTTTGATATTTTTGACATGTTTAATATTTTCCTTGCCTGCAGATTCTTCTTGCATAAGCCTTACGGAATGGTCAATAGCATTTACAATGACCTCGTCAAATATTTTGAGCAATCCAGGGACATAGTTGATTTCACGGATTTCCATCTTCTTAGACTCATCATTATATAGATATAGCTCAAGATTTACATTATTCACAGAGCCAATATATGTATCTGGGATGTTATAGATGTGCTCCCTGAGCTCATACTTCTTGTACTTATCTTCAATTGATTGCGCCATAGTGTAGTTAACAAGATTATGCTTTATATGAATCATTTTTTTCAAATTTATCAAATAAAAATAAATAATTGTTTCTTCAATATAATTAGGTATAATGAGAATATTCAAAGCCATGGAAGAAAAGAAACAAAAAGAAGAAAGAGAAAGAGAAGAAAGAGAAAGAGAAGAAAGAAGGGAAAAATTGTTAAGTATCAAAAAATATGTAGATTATAGAGATGCCAATTTACTTCCAACGTTAAATTATATTATTGATAATGTTCCAGTTCTTGTAGAAAAATATAGAGCACATCGGAAATTTTCAATAGGTTCTAAAGGACCATTTGATAATTCTATTTTACATGAATTGAATAATAAAATAAAAATATTACAGGAATTTCAAAGTATGCATCCGCAATATTTAAACACAAAAGCTTCATTGCAACAACAGAATGCAGGTGGTGAATCTGAGTTACTGAAATACGGTAATAATGCAATTAAATCTGCACATAGTATTCAAGATATGTATGAACAGGTGTTATTATTCAAAAAATTATTCAAAAACATAAAAGATAATGAAGAGCAAAAAGCCATATATAAAAGCAGGTATAATCAACATGAAGGAATTTTCAATAAGTCTTTTAATGTATTATGTTATGCACTAATTTCAGATTTGCAATCATTTATAGACTACTTTGCCAAAAAACTTAATAAATATTCTATTAAAACCACAAGTAATCAAGATATAACACTTTCAGCTCAACAAGCAATGGATAACCATGAAAGAATACAAGAAGCTCTTGCAGGACAATTTACACGACTAAGTTTGAGTAGAAAAAAAGGAGGTGGTAAAAAAACAATCAAAAAAGTAAAAACAAGAAAGGTATCAAAGCCTGTCCAAAAAGTAAAACAAACAAGAAAGGTATCAAAATCTGTCAACTAAATATCATTATTTTTTCTGTATGATTTGGAGGATATCATTTGCTATATCAGGGACACTTTTGTCATCCACTTCAAATATTATGATATTCATATTAGATACTAAAGCTTTTTGACAAGTCTTTTCATGATATTCGTGCAACATATGAATGTATTCTTCTGTTATATTCTTTTCACTTGGACGATTTCTCTTTTTGATACGTTTATAACAATTATCAGGATTTGATTTCAAATATATGTAGGTGTTTGATGTCCAAATGTTATCAGTCTTTTTATGCAAATCATGCAAGATGTTATACTCATGTTGCGTCATCATGTCTGTATCCAATGCAGACTGAATAAAAGCATTTTTAATAAAATATGGACTACGTTCCATCAATACAGTAGTTTTTTCTGTCTTTTCCTGTACCCAGCATCTGTCCAACCATATACGCACTTGAAATTTGAAAACATCAAGTTTTTCATCATACAGCTTTGACAGATAAGAATTCCACGAGTCTACTGGTTCAAGGTCTATAGGAATTTTATATGTCTTGTGCAAATAATTCAAGACACTGGTCTTTCCACTGCCTATGTTTCCGTCAATCGTTATTATCATTGTATGATGATATGTGCATATCCTTTAATCATTTTTTTAATTCAAAGGGTGTAAGATTTTATTGTTCTTTACTATCTTAGTTAATGTGGATAGTCTGATAGCAGTTTTATATGATTTCAAATTATTTATAAGACACATGATATGAACATTGATAATAGTTTCTATTTGATGTCTAACATTATTAGAGACTTTCATACCATGATATGACAAAATAGAATTCATATAGTCTTTTAACAATTTTTCATGCAAGCTTGCACCACCAATTTGAGGACGCAATATACCATTTGCAAAATCAGTTGTAAGAATATTATTGGTAGGATTGTCAATTCTATACATGGGCTCAGATATTCCCATGAATGTGGCAGAACCCAATCTGCTACCTCCTGTCATAATATTGTTGCCACCTGATACCTTGGCATAATTGAATTGACATTTTGATTCAATGTATTGCTTGCTGACAGCCAAGGTTTTTTCAGTTATTTTGCTACTATTATTAATCATGGTAATTAGACATATAATAGACACTATATTGAATATAAGAGCATCAATATACAAAGCAACTTGTTGCATAATTTTATATTTATCTTTGGAATGAACAGAAATGTTATTGTTTTCAAACAGCTGATTACAATATTTTTGCAGCTTTATGTATTTGTCAATCATCTAATAAATGTTGTGAAAATAATTCTTATACTATAGTAAATGGAAACTAATTTATTTAATGGGCGTGTAAATATATTATCAAAAGGCTATCCTGAAATTGATTATGCACCTATGAACTCTGGTCCATCATCATCTGCATCCGTAAAGAGGGATTGTGATATAGTATCAAATACAGAAGGGCATACACCTGTTTCTGCTCTCTTCTTTTCACTAAAGAACATAAATGCATTACAACAAGGTATATGCAATCAAGTATATAACAAGTCAAATGGAAAATACAATGTAGGTAAACAAAGTGAGACAGAACTCAAAATCATTATGCGCTCTATTTACTTTGAATCATTATCCATTGGTTCTCCATATGTTATGCAACAAATTCAGAGACGCTCTAATATACATGAGCCTTTACAGCCAAATTCAAGTATTGTTATCCAACAAGTTCGTGAATTGAACAAAAAAGTACTTGACTGGTCTGTTGATAAAGTCTTGGAAAATGTTCAGCAATTTGACCAATATAAAAAAGATGTCAGTACGCTTCCTAATCCTATGGACCTACCAACTTTGATGAGTTCTTCAGGAAGGAAAACACTTGAATTTCAATCTTTCTTTTGATATCTGAAAAAATATATACTTTATTAATATAGAGTATGTCAACGACACAACAAACAGAGACTGTAGAACTTTCGACTCTGAATGATGAACAGAAGCAAGAATACCTATCTGAAAGATTGAAAAAGTTTAAGTTAACTTTCATTGTCTGTATTATTTATGGTATCATTGCAACAGTATTACTATTACTGGCTGTCTTCACTGCATGGGGAAATAGAGTTCTATATTCAGAAATGTTTGCATTTGTCATAACATTTATTGTAGGTACAATCATTATCATATTTGTGCTTGCAAATGAAATATACAATTTTAAACCAACAAAAAGCATAAACAACGTTGGATATGACTCACAGGTATGCCCAGATTACTGGAAACTTGAATATGTTAAAGATGTAAATCCAAAAGACTCTGATAATCATTCATATTTTCTCGATGTTAATAATTTGAATCAGTTCAAATATAAATGTGTCTTGGATAACAGTATTTTAAATGCTGAAAAATTCAAAGAATCTGACTTAGCAAAAGCAGAAGCTCAAAGGAAAAATTACAAAATAGCCCAAGATGAAATGACCAAGGCGAAAAAACTGTATGTTCCTTTGACTGATAAATCACAAATTGGTATGAATAGCGACGAAGATTATGAAAAATTTAAAGAATATGCTGCTACTATGAGTGGCTACAACTATCAAAATTCCAAATTAAGTGCTAATAATACTTTTGCTATAAAGGACTCCAATCAAGCATTCAATGAAAATATAATTCCTCTTGCATGTGACACTGTGTATCCAATGTATCTTGCAAATCTTGACAGAGACAATTCTGAAAAGAATCCATCAGAAGCAAGCAACAAATATCGTTGTGCATTTTCAAAAGCATGTGGTATGCCTTGGACAGAAGCAGGATGTTCTTAATTGTAAAATCTTAATCTTCTGATATATTAGATTTAATGACAATGAATTATGATTTGTCTCTGGTTATTATCATTTATTTCATAAATATAGTCCTGTATTTCTTGACTTTCAGTTGGATTATAATGATGGAAAAAGAAAACTGCAAGTGCAGTGCTGATTGGAAGAGAACTTACATTAAATATTACTTATTGTCAATGATTATATTCATTATCATATTGTTTGTACATATGCTTGTATTCAATAACAGGTATGAAAATATCTTTGAATACGTAAAATATGTATTTCTTCTATCTGAACTCGTTTTTATAACCATAGTTTTCATTTATATCAGAGACCTCATAAAAAAAAGATGTGAATGCAGCAACTCTATAGCAAGAGATATAACATTGATATATACCATAACTGACGGAATCATAATCATATTATCATTATTACTTGCAAGTATTATAGGTATATTCAAATTTATTTCATAGGTGCTTTGATTACACCTGCAGAAACATATCCTTCCACTTCAAAATCTTCATATACAATCTCTGCAATCCATGCAAGTTTTTCATCTATAGATGATGAAATAGGTGGTGGTTGTTTGTTTATGTTTAGTGTAGGAGGTTGCAAACAATTATTTTTCAACTGTGTATGGACTGCTTCAAGATGTTCTTCATATACATGTGCATCTGTCATAACAATGCTGATTTTTGATACATTTGGTATGTGTAGCACTTTGGCAATAATATGTGTTAGAACAGATGTGCTTCCCAGATTGAATGGTAGTCCCAAGAACAAATCAGAACTCCTCATATTCATAAGGCAACTTAGTCCTGTGCTATCCTTATAAAATGTGTAAATCATGTGACAAGGTGGCAAAGCCATTTCTGAAAGTTGTGCAGGATTCCATGCTGATAAAACTGCTCTCCTGCTGTTGTCAGGTTTCATCAATTCTTCTAATATATATCTGATTTGGTCAAACCCTTTGCAAGATTCATCATGTTTATCTAAATAATTTTTGCCAAAATGCCTCCATTGCCATCCATAGACTGGTCCAAGTTCACCCACTGCATAGTCGTGAAGTCCTATGGAGTCTAAATACTCTCTTGAAGAATTTCCATCCCATATGTGCACACCTTTGTCTTGAAGTTGTTTGGCGTCTGTAGACCCTCTCAAGAACCAAAGTAGTTCCTCTATGATTCCTTTCATGAACATCTTTTTTGTTGTTAAAAGAGGAAATGTATCAAATGTTATCATTGTACCAAACCTGGAATATACATTTCCATTACGTGTCTTCTTGTACTCTCCTAATTCACAAGTATCCTTCAAGAGTTGCAAATATCCCTTTTCGTTGCTATATGAGTTCATTGGTATATGGTATATGGTATAGCTTTATGTCTAAGGTATAGTGAAAAGTACATATACATAGTTATAAGAATCTATAATAGAAGTTTGAAATTGAGGTCAAGAAAATGTTGTATATGTACTTTCCTTTTTGTCTTCTCTAAACAATGGAATAGAAATCAGAACCTATGCATAAAATATGACTTAAATGCATTCATATTTATCTAACGATGGAGCACTTATGCAATGCATTTACAAACAACCTCACTATATCTAATGATGATATATTATCTGGTCATCTTATAACAAAAGAAAAACGTCATCAGCTATTTGGAAAAGTATCAGGAGGGTCTGGTTCACATAGTCCTGAAATATACCAAAGAAAAACAATTGAGGACTATACGGGTACGCAATGTGGTAAAACAAATATGCGCATCAATCTCATGACCTATACATTGAAAGAATTGGCAAAACCCAATATGGGCAGACGAGATGGATTTAACTATTCTGAAAACTTTGATGGTTGCCAATTGATTCATGGTAAAAAGATATATATCAACATGAAGTGTGTAGTAGGAAAAGGAGGGTCACAGAAGCGTACTTTGCGAGACCAAACCTATTGGTTTGTACGTGGTCAGCTTGAAATTTTGAAGAATGAACAAAATATATACTTTGCAAACATATTGGATGGAGATGAAGCATCGTGTGCTATGATACAATATGACTATCTCTTAGAACAGTATACAGATGACAAGATTCTTCATAGGATCTATGTAGGAGATCTGAAGAACTACATCAACTGGTTCAAGCGATTAGATGAGCAATGATATGATATGCTAATTCAAATGGTATGCGTTTTCTTGCATATTCCTTAGATTCTCTGTACTGTGGTAGAAATAAACTGTGTGTGTCTTTTCTTTTGGCTTCAATAAATTCGTTGAATCTTGTGCACAATGTTTGCTGTTCTTCTGAAGATAGTGTTTTACCTGTTATACATAATGTTGCATAGCTACGACTGCAATCTTTGGCAGGATACACATATCCTTCTTGATATTTCAGAGATATTCTCCCTGTCTGTGTCCCATTATCAAGAGCATTCAATGTCATATATGTTTGTTGTTCTTTGTCTTTCAATGTTTGTCCTACTACATACCTTCGTATCTTTATGTTATTTTGATTTGCGGACAAGAAGTATATATCTCCGCCTATAATCCAATTCTGCTGTGATGACATATTGAATACACGTTTTTCATCAGACGGAAGCATATACCATTCTACATTTTGAGCATATAGTGGTTCATCTGCTAATTGAAATACCAATGCAACAATGGTTGTAGGTGTATCATTAAATACTGTCTCTTCAAAGTATCTTACTCTGAGTATTTTGAATTTTTTCATGAAAGCATCTCTACATACTGCATCAACTTGCCTTGGAGAAAAGAAGAACCCTGCAGGTATGATAAGGATACCACCACAGCATTCACTGGCTACCAAACTCTTAATGAAGCATTTGTATAAATCATTTGTGTTATACATGTCATATATTTCTTTGTCTGTGTTCTTATTGCGAGCCAAATATGGAGGATTTGTAATAACCCACTTGTCATTATAATCGGGAACATTTTTCAATGTATCTCTCTCTATAATGTTATCATTTTTGGGTTCAATATCATATGCTTCCACTCTAATATTGCTTGAAATACCATATATCCATTGTATTAAATCACCCTGACCTGCAAAAGGTTCTACTACATGTTGCATATCGCTTGGCAACAATTCTTTGAAACCATCAAGAATATATGTACAATTTGTGGTGTAATATTGCCCTTTGCTTTTCTTGCTCATGTTAGTATTTATGTATATCTAATGCATATATCATTTTTTATTTTTGTATAGATATACAAAGGTTTTTGAACTTATATGATGATGTGTAATATATATACTTAAGTAGTTCATGCATTACTTGAAGTAATGGAGAATATTTGTTATACATTTACAAAGAGCTTAACTATATCTGATGACATTGCCAAAGAACCAATATGTTATGATGCATATAGACCAAATCCAATGCATACTGTATTCAACTGTTCTAAAAACTCTAATAGATGGCTACCAGCCGATTGGTGGTAGCTCTAAACATTTGTAAAGAAATTAGAAAATATGTGTAAAATTTACTTTTTATTTATCTAAAGATGGATAGCTTATGCAATTCATTTACAAACAACTTGACTATATCTGACAATGATTCAAAAGATATACATAACACACTATCAGAAAATTTCATAAAATGTGTTAAAGGATATCATATCATAAATGATGATGTCATCAAAGAAACTCCATGGGAAGATATCAATGCACAAATATTAAATGCATCTGGATTTTCTATAAGTTCTTTAAGTAATGGATCACACAAATCTGGTGCAGATATATCATGCTCACTTGGAAATTTGTCTAACAAATCATCACAATATCATGATGAACAAATGACATCCTTCAAAATAAGTTCGTATAGACTGACATGTGTTTGTTCTGACAAAGAACCTGGAAAAATAGAAAACATACTAGTAGAAATTGATAATAGAAAAAATTTCAAATATTATTCTATTATTGTTCGCAAAGATAATAAGCATGAAATATTATATGATTGGTTTCTAATACCAAGTGATTACACACAACTCAATCCATCTTCATATCATTGGAAACCTAAAGTTGGGAAACAAGGGAAAAACAAAGATTCAATTACTGGCTGGCAATCAAACATTATACATGGGTCATTCATGTCTATAACATTTAGTATGTCTTCACAATTATGGATTCATTTGGTCATAACAGAAGATATGTATGAATTCAAAGTAGCATCTTGTAATGTAAAAAAAGGAAGAAAAATCAACTATATCAAATTATATGACAGTAATTTCGTCTAATCTTTGATTAATAATTTTGACATACTCTGAATTTAACTCAACTCCGACAAATGACATACCAAGTTTTTTGGCAGCTACACATTCACTACCAGAACCCGCAAATGGTACAAGAATATAACCTTCTGTATTTGGTTGTTTGCAAGAAAGAATGAGTTTATTACAAAGTGCTATGGGTTTTTGCGTAGGATGATTTACTCTTTCTTTCATTCCTGCTCCTCCTGCCAGTGCAGGAATCTTAATAACATCTCTTGGTAATGCACCATTAGGATGTGCTACATATGTTGTAGTTTTATCACCATTTGAAAAACGTCCTATTGTAGAAGTTCTTTTCTTACCAGCTGCTCCATTCAGAAAACCTTCTGTATATGCTTCACGAATATCATCCTTATGAAAGACTTTATTTTCTTTCCATAGAACTAAAATGCTTTCATGTGAACGTTGCCAGAAATTAAGAGATGCTACATTTTTGTTAGTATAATGCCATATAATCCATCTACGCTGAATATTGTATGGAATTCTTGCTAAAATTAATGCCAGAATTTCACTAAATCCATAAATGAACATAGTTCCGTTTGGTTTCAGTACTCTAAGACATTCTTTTATCCATTTTTCAGTCCATTGTAAATATTCTTCCATAGGCTGTTTATCACTATTGTTTCCAAAATCTTTTCCAATATTGTATGGAGGATCAGCTATAACAATTTGTGCAGAATTATCTTCAAGTCCTGGAAGTACGCTCATGATGTCTGCATGTATTACTTCTTGTTTCAAATCATGATTACTTTGAACACTCTCTGTAATATAACTAGAATCTCTTAAAAGTTTTATAATATCATCCTTATTCTTTGTACTATATCCTTTAATATTTCTATCTTTGCATAATTGGATTAATTCATTACGTGTTTTTGCAGAATAATCATCCATTGTATATCAATGATATGATATATTTAAATCATTTTTTTATTTTTGTATGCAAAGAACTTGACTATATCTGATGCAGATAGAAAAAAGTACATATACATAGTTATAAGATTCTATAATAGAAATTTGAAATTGAGTTCAAGAAAACCATGTATATGTACTTTTTTTGCAATTGAAAACATTTGCATATAACCATCGTTGTATATATAAAAATTGCCCCTTGTAACAAGGTTACTTCCAAAGTTTACACATGAACACTCATATAATTGAAGCTATTTGCACCAAGATACAGAATACTGCAAACGAAAGTATCAAGCTCTTGCGCAATAAAGATGTAGTGTATTGGCTCTTTGCCGACACTACCTTCATAACAAAAGACCAAGACAAAAAGAACTATAAACAATTAGAAGACAAATGGGGTCAAGATGTATTCAGAGAACAGAGACCTGACCTTAAACTTGACAAACAATGGACAAACAGGTTTGGCGAATACATATGCAATGAAATATTCACCTTATTGGGCAACACTCCCAAGAAACCTGAGAAAAAAGAGCATTTTCAACCAGATAGTGAGATAGAATATGCCATTATTGAAGCAAAAACACAAACATATTTCACATCAGGGACAGCTGGTGAAAAAATTCTTGGTAGTGTCTTCAAGTATGCTGACATACCTGAATTATATAGCAAACCACTGAAGATTATATGCATTGGTGGTGCTGAAAAAATCTGCAGACAACAATATGGCAATTTGGACGGTAGTAGATGCACAGAACGAAAACAAAAATTGCTGACATTCTATAAGAATGAAATGAACATTGAGTTTGTGGCTGCTACAGACCTGTTGCTTGGTTGGATTTCAGAAAAAGTAGAAGAGACACCAACCGATATTGCACCAACTGAAAATTATGTACCTAAACTAAAAGAACATCTTCTCGTTTGTAAAAGCAGACATGACCAAATTATAATGCAGCAAAAATCTTTGAAAGATGCACATATTTATTGTGTTGTAAACAATGTTTCAGCTCAACAATTTGGACCATTGTTAGAGATGTACATAAGAGAAAAATACAACTATGTAAAAAATAATGCCAAACATTGTACAGGAGATTGCACTAAAAATGGAGAAAATACAGAGATAAAAGTATCACTAGGAGGTGCTATGCATACAAAATTCAACTATGTCCAAATAAGACCATCACATGATTGCGACACTTACATTCTAACAGCATACCATGTATCTCCTGATAATGTAGAAACAGAAGGTGAACTATACATATTCAAAATTCCAAAGTCTGATATGATAACTCTTATAATATCATATGGTGGATATGCGCATGGAACAATCAAAGAGCATGGGAATATTTCAACAGAATCATTCCTTGACAAAAATAGTAAAAAAGAATATGCTCTAAGACCTGTGTTCAATGATGAATGTTGGAAAGCTTTATTACAATATCGTGTGCACGAAATTTAATCAAACATTTGGCTGTAAAGCTTTACAAGTTCCCCTCTTCCTATTGAGTTCTGTCTTGCAGTATCTTGACTTAGTGTATAATCCAGGCTCATAAATCTTTGTATCAAAGTATTTTTATCAGTGTTGCACTTTATCCAATGCCAACTTTTTGGTCGCAGTAATTCTAATTCTGTGTCAACAATTTGACCACATTTTCCACCATATGCACGAATAGCAAAGTCAGCATCTTCAGGTGGCGTAGGTTGTCCATTTGTATCTTTTGGACCAAATCCTAAGAAATCCCAATCATTGTGTCTTTTACTTAATTCAACTATTTCTCGTGATATGTCTGATTTTTCCCAAACTTGAAAGCAACATTTAGCCATCATAGGAGGTTCAAATGAACATGGGTGCATTGGAATATCTTCATCAAACACGAGCTTAAAATTAGTATTTAATTTATTTTGCACACTTATTCTACGAAATGTTCTTGGTAGAATAAAAGCAATAACATTTGCCCAGTTTGCAGCATGGTTAAAGAATTTAACAGCGAGAGAACTTACTCTTCCAAATGGTGGATTGCCTATTACTAATATTTTTTGTAAGTTAGCAGGTGGCAAATATGTTAAGAAATCTTGTTTGATAATATCATTATGTTCTGGACATATATCAATACCAATACAGTTATTTGTTGGTATTCTCGTAAGAAAACTCCCATTCCCTGCACTGGGCTCAACTACCATGTCCCAATCAGACCAAGAATACATATCACCAATCTTTTGCAAACACTTTTCAGCTATGCTAGGAATTGTATAAAATTTATCTAAACCTGCATTACGCACTGTTTCTGTTGATGACATTGTGTATACACAATATACTTAGATTAATATCATTTTTTTATTTATTTAGAATGAGCAGTTCATTGGTCTTTGAACCAGGCTTCTTGCTATTGATTGCTCTCTTACATACTATAATATTCATCTCATATACTGACATATTATCTCTTACAAGTTTCACATCAGCATTGCTCATCAAAAACTGTATTTGTTTATCTGTCAACCCGTGACATAATGTGAACAACTGCATATGTTTTTGTATATTGAAGCCATCCAATGTATACGAGACAAATGATGTACCTGTTTCGGGAGCATATGGTGGGTCCAAATAAACAAAGTCATTATGTCTCGGTTTTTGTAATGTTTCTTCAAAAGATGCTACAGAAAACACAACATCTCTGATGAGATTTGATATTTGCATAATATGGTCAACATCTATGATACTTGGATTCTTGTAATTTCCATAAGGAACATTAAATCCATTGGGTCCTTCTCTGTACAATCCTCTAAAACATGTTTTGTTTAGAAAGATGAACATGGCTGACGACATTACACATGGATGATGTATACCATTATATTGTTGCCTAATCCAATAGTAATATGATTCTTGTGATGTAGTTGCCTCATCTATATTGATGGGCTTTCTTTTTACAATAGACTTGGTAGAACATGCATTATATTCCTCAATCATCTTTTGTAGTTCAGTTATGACCTCTTGAGGATTATGTTGAATATGTTGATATACAGCAATAAGATTAGCATTTGCATCTGATGCATATACTTTACCGCGAATTTTGATATCAGAAGATAGCAGCCCCAAGAGAACACTTCCTCCACCTACAAATGGTTCATAATAGTCTTCTATTTCTCTTGGGAATAATTGTAAAACATCTGTAAGAATTTGTTGCTTTCCTCCAACCCATTTCAAGAATGGCTTCATGGTGTATACAAATGTGTTATATACATTATATCATTTTTTATATATTCAACAAAAAAGTACATATACACAAATCTCCTTAAGTCGTAGTAAAGGATGTAGATATCTCTTACAAATACACTGACATGTACTTTTTATGGATAAGTATATAAAAAATGATTGTGATATGATATATATCATCAACTATGCACACAGGTATTATTTCTTTTGCTGATAGAATTGTTCACAATATCAAGACAAATGACGTCAAAGATTTGGTATTAGAACAATTATACTCTCTTTATTCCATTAAAATTATTCAAAAACATTACCACAGACTTGATGAAAATAATGTCAAATACTTGAAATCAAATCCATATCTTTGCACACTTCGTTCCAATGGAAATCCTTATTACATGTTTTTCACCAAACATAATGATATTCCAATTATCTATTTCATTGATAAAAAGATACATCCTGGGTATCAAAAGCCAAGAATATTGCTTGTTAGAGGGTTGTTTGATGCATCTTTATACGAAAATACTTTGATAGATGGTGAAATGGTAAAATGTCAAGATGGTAAATGGATTTTCATTATGAATGATTTGATTGCATATGCTGGAAAACATTTGCTGAAAACTGTGCTTCCTGATAGGTTAAAATTGCTGTATGAAATTTTAGAAACAAAGCATACAGCAGACAAAGTTATTGATGTATGTCAGTACAAAATAAAAACCTATTATTATATATTTCAAGAAAGCATTCAAGCATTGATAGAAATCTCCAAGAAACTTAATTATACGTGCAGAGGAATCTATATGTGGTCATACGACTTGCGATACAAACCTAAGTTATATAATTTCAATGAGGAAAATATTATAAGTGTAGTCAGAAAAGTGAAAGATGAAACAGAATTCCAAACAAAAACAACTATAAATACAGAAGTCCCTACTAACAATATACAATATGCCAATGTACCTAATGATGTATCACAAAATGATGCAAAACAACTCTGGATAACACAAACTGATTATGCTGATGTATACAATTTATATGACAGTGAGAATATTCTTATCTCCAAAAAAATAGGAACAGCTTTAATACCTGATCTGAATACTAGCAAGATGGTAAGATTTGCATTCAAAAATAGAAATGCAGCATGCCAAATGAAAGTAAGTTGTTTATATAATGAAAAATTCAATAAATGGTATCCTATTGAAATATTATGATATCTTATTATTAGAATATGTTGAATATATCAAGATAAGCTTATCTTTACACAATTATACTTCTTATAACATTTTTTATCAATATGATGATAGTTTAGACGAAGTATGTAATATTTTTGATTGTAAGAAGTCTTCATTAAGAAGATGGATTATGAAATACAAGGCATACAGACATATTGAGAGACTTAACAGACCTTCTATATCTTACAAAATCACTAAACAACATCTTCAATATGCTATTAGTTTGTTAAATAAAAACGAACAGATTACTATGAAAGAATTACATTCAAAAGTTCAGAAGAAGTACAAAACCTTATAAAAAAGGAAACATTTTAGTACATGGGGCACTCATTTGTAAAAAATGTAATGCTGTGTGGAATGGAGCTACAAACATATTTAGGATAGTCAAAAATATAATAGACAAAAAAGAAAGACCTAAATATCTATGTAGATAACATAATAAAGTAATACTTCAGTTAAAGTTGTCGCTTTAACAGAACCAAAATATACATAGTTCTGAAATGAACTAACCTTTTAGATTTTTTTGACATACAATGTCTCATTTTACACCCTTCAAGGGTGTATATGGGGGTACGGTGGCTTTTTTCGGTTTTATCCTAATATTTTTGATAGGGATACCTTTCATATTGCTTTCTATATACAATATAGATTGTTTGACAACAGGAGGCTGTAATATCTGGAGCTGGGTAGTAAGTATTCTAAGCATTATTGGATTATTTATTACAACAATTCTTATGATAGTGTTTGGAAACAGAGAAGAAGAGAAAGACTCCAAGATATAAAGAAATATATGCATATGAAAGTTATGCAAACAGATGCTTTAACATCAAACATCCCTTTTGAGGATGATGTACTCAACAAACCACAGCGCAAATCTCCTATAGCAAATATAATGACACTATTGGAGCACATTGTAAAGGTTCGAAGACGAAAGAAGCCTTTACAAGAAAAGCTCATGTTATTGACTGACAAAAATTCATATGATGAAAAGATTGTAGATGAAATAGATAAAATTGAAGAAGATATTGAGTTCATCAATAAATACACATTAAATTTGGAAAACCAAGCTGTTGTTATTATGAATGAACACAATGTGACAAATATTCCTTTGTTAGAGGATATTGAAAAAACTATTCCATGGACTGATGATGTACCCCCTGTTACTTGATAGCATCATACAAATCTTTTAAGGATATTCGTGTATATGGATTGCAATCAATGCATCTATTGTATAAACTCTCTATAAATATTTTTTGTTCACTATTATCAAATATAATATTCCGACTTAATGCACTTAGTAGATGTGCTATAGGAAATACATCAGCTTTCATAGCAAGTTCTGGTGTGAAAATCTCTGTAAATTTAGTATACTTAAAAGATTTGATAGAAGCTATAAATTTTGATATACCAGATTCATATATATACTTTAAAGATGGGGTCATATAGGAATGTGCAAAATAACCTTCTTGGTGCATAATACTTAATATTGAGTCTAATGGAGGCTTATTGTGTAATAGAATGGCTGCTATGTAGAATTCAGGGGGATACCATGGATATTGATATGATAATACATGCATACTTTTGGCTTTGTAAACATCTTTGGCACTACATGATAAACCAAAATCAATCAAGGATATTTTAGATTTTTTTATGAGTACATTTGCAGGTTTGATGTCTCTATGTACAATATTATTTTTATGTAATGTTATTAGTCCTTTCAAAAATGGCTTAAATAGTTCTACAAATTTTCTATAAGATAGCTGATATTTATCTGTTAATTTATTTCCACCATTTTCCAATATGATTTGGTAGTACGTTTTTTGTTTCCTATGAGACAAACAATAGTTCATTTCTGAATCTTTGTCATCAAAAACATGTGATGAAATATGTTGTGCTGCTTTCAATTTTGTTGTAAACTTGTTCAGATGATCTATATTTTGTACAAATTGTAGTATGTCCAGCTCTTTTTTATAATGTTTGTATCCTGATTTGTATATTTTACTTATATCATCGTTTGCTCTATCTTTATAGGATACATCACTTTCAAGAATATACTTAGATTCAATGATTACAGGAGTCATAACACACCCATATGTTCCGCTATCAACTAATTTTATATCTGAACAACTCTGTCCATCTGGCATAGGAATCTGATTATATTTACACGTTATATGTGGTAGAAGTGCCTTCTCTTTTTTTTTGTTTACAGGCTTTTTACATCTACCTGTATCAGGGTTTAATATCTTTCCTTTTGGACAGCTATGTCTACATCCCTTATCTTTAACCCACATACACGGTAATAAACATTTTGTTTTTTTGAGTTTTGAACATGATGTCATTCTATATAAGATATATATTATTTTCTATATACTCTAAAATTTCATTTATAGTACATCTTTCATATGGATTGAGAGCATACATCATATTGTATATTATTTTATATATATGTCTTTGAACCATATTGTCAAATATGATATGTGATTTCAATGATTTTAGAACAAACGATAAAGCAAAAACATCTGATTTGAACACAAATTCTGGAGTCAAAAGTTCTTGCAGACTATGTATATTATTAGCTTTCATATTGTTATAAAAATTAGAAAACGCTTTCTGATAAGCAAAAATATTATAAGATTCATATGCAAAGTATCTATGATAATGTTGAAGATAGAACTTGTCTAATTGAACAGGTAAAATAGTATTGAAAACTTCATCAATTGTGTCTTTAATGCTACTAACACATAATTTTTGATGTTGATATATTAAGGATACAATGTAGAATTCAGGTGGATGATACATGTACATGTATGACAAAATGAAATTTGTATCATCATCGTTTTTATAAACATCACCTATATGGCAAGCCAATCCGAAATCTATCAGATTGAACTTATTATCAGTGAAAAGGCAGTTAGTAGGCTTAATATCTCTATGTACTATGCTATGGATATGTAATGCGTTTATTCCTGTCAAAAGCTGCTGAAAGAGCTTCAGAAATTTGAAGAATGGTATATTACATGGAATTTTATTGATAGGTATTCCTCCGTATTCAAATATAATTTGATACACTTCATTATCATATTCCATATCATCTATCTGGTTATGTAAAATTGTAGAATCAAAACTGGAAGCACCTTTGACAGCTGTTGTGAAGCGTGTATAGTCATGAATACTTTTCACTTTTAGTAATATATCAAGTTCATTATGAAATTCATGTTGATTCCCTTTTTTGAATATTTTACTAACATCTCTGTAATCTGATGTAGAGTATTCTAAAAACTCTTTTGTTAAATTTGAAGTGATAACAGGATGTATAACTACACTATAATTGCCTGTTCCAACAATATCATACATAGTTTTATATGCAACTAATTCCGAATCACTATTTGGAGTAGTTGGACTATCTTCTGAATTGTACGTACTGGTAAACACTTACTTTTTATGAAGGTTTTTATTACATGCTCTTGAGGAATGTTTGCATTTTGGAGGTGTTTTTATATTACAATCATTGCGCTCTATTTTGGATATACACAGTCTTCTCATTGGTTGTTTTCTTTGTTTATCTTTAGATTTTCTACCTGCACCTATTTTGTTGGTTTCCAATTCAGGTGCAGAATTTTTGATATTAATTTGTATAAATTCTATTAATTCATCAATAGATGCTCTTTTGTATGGATTGATTTCAGAGCACATTGTATAAAGGCTATACACCACTATCTTTTGCTTTTCAGATGTGTATGATATTTTGTTAGCCAGTTCTCTAATAATAAAAGCTATGCCATATATATCACATTTGTAAGCAAGTGCATCGTTAAATACATCATGATAACCATAATCATGTAGTTTGATATGATTTATAAAGTCTTGTAATTGATTTCTTATACCTGTTATCTGTGAATCTTTGAAGAGTAATGGGAAATATTGTGTTTGCATGGTATTCATAACTTCATCCAATTTTTGCATAAATCTGGTCTTATCATTTCTATATTTGAGTAATAAACTTGCTACATAAAACTCAGGTGGATAAAATGGATAAATGTACTCTAAATATGCCATACTATCTTTCTTATAAATATTTGGCGCAATATCTGAAATGCCAAAATCAATTAAAGAAATTTTGATATCTGACAGAAGTACGTTGACGGGCTTGATATCTCTGTGCACTAACATATTGCTATGCATTTTTTTTATACCTAATATAAAGGTTTTGAACAGCTCAATGAATCTGGCATAAGGTATGCTACTTTTGGCAACCTGTTTTAACTCTTTCCCACCATTTTCCATAATAATTTGATAAATTTCACTATCTACACTTGTTGAATCTTTTTCAAGACAATTTAAGACTGTATAATCCGTCAGAAGACTGCTATCAAAGGCATTGGCTCCTTTCAAAGCAACTGTAAAAATATGTTCAGGGTCTATTTTCTGAATGCCAACCAGGATTTTCAGTTCTGCCTTGAAGCCTTCTTGTAGTTCTGTCCTAAATAATTTAGCTACATCATTTTCGCCAGGGTTTTGATATTCCACATATTGCTTTGTATATTCATTTAAAACAGGTGGTTTTATAACACACCCTGATGCACCTTGCCCAAGTAAACTCCTTCTACCCAATGTTTGAATGGTTTTGGTATTGAATATATCACTTGAGAACATTCTATAATATTTAGAGACTTAATTTTGACGTATTTTTGTTAATAAGATAATTAATGTGAATATTTCCGAGTGGTAAGTCCGAAGATAATACACAAGAATTATCATTGAGAGGAATAGTATTTTCAATTAGTTTGGTCCCAAATACCAACTGTGAACTATCCATTGTCGGTTTATAAATGGTCTCATTGACAAATCCTTTATTTTTTACATAACCATTCTCATATATCATTTCAGATGGAGCACATCTATTTTTTGATTGTATATTTTGGGGTTTTATCATTTGTTTATGATGTATGCCACATTTAGGTTTCATAGGATATTGTTCGTATTCTACCATATCATATGTGGTCTGGTATGCTAAAATTACTATGATTACAATTATGATACTTGCTATGATAAAAATATATGGGTTCATGCTACTACATATATCAAGATAAAAAATGAATATATATTGTAAGAGATGCTTGACGAATCTACAAGTATTTCACGAGTAGGATTTGTATTTTTAGTATATGTCCTTGTATCAACTGGGTTTATCAGTGAAGTTCTTTCCTGTCAAATGAGAAATCTGTTTATGTCTTCTTCGTACTTTAGACATATATTCGCAATCATTATGGTGTTTGTTTTCATTATGTTTGAAGGAGGATGGGATTTTGACAAAACTGAAGAAGATAAAGCACCTACGAATTGGGCAAGTGGTAACACAGTTCATAGTATCATCATTGCTTCTTTGATATACTTAGTATTCATAATATCATCTAAATCAAAGATTGTGCCTAATCTTATCTTCTTTGGTTTATTGTTTATATTGTATTTTGTGAATACACATAGAGATTATCTTATGAATCGTGGTAGAATATCACCTGAAACCAATGAATCCATCATGATAATACAGAGAGTAATGATTGGAATATGTATTGTGGTGCTAATATATGGATTTGTTGAATATTATTTCTATCAATTGTCAGAACATCCCAAAGACTTCTCTTGGAAAATATTTTTATTAGGTGTTTCAAAATGTAAATCTATCAAATATGATTAGTCATCATCTGGAATGAAAGCATATTTTTTATCTTTTTCTTTTTCAACCTTCACAACTTGATTGTCAATGAAGTATTGCACATTATAATTATTCTGAGTATAATATTTGATACGAGTATATGTTTTCCTTGTAAATATGGAAAATTCGTCCATTATATCAATACACAGTGGTACATATTTACGTTCTGATGGTTTTTCCCGCAATATACGCCCAATTGATTGTTGAATATCTGAGATAGGGCTTGCAAATATGACAGTATTCAATGTTGGAATATTCATTCCTTCTGCTGCCATTTGATAAGATGCTAAAATAATTTGTTGTTCACTTGATGTATCCAATTGAGACTGTTTCATACCACCAATATAGAATCCAGATGTATACTTATCAGCAATCTTTTCATGAATATCTCTTAATTGTTGTAGTCGTTCACTTAGAATAAGCACTTTGCGCTCAGGTTCTGTTTCTAAAATTCTATAAAGAACCTGTATGGCATACTCTGTGCGTGGTGCAAAGGAACATATATTATTTATCATAGCAGCTGCATTCGGCTTTCCATTCCATAGCATTTTATTACTTGAATATGCAGTATCAGGGTCAAAGTATTTATGTATCTCTACATTAACATCTATTTTATCCATGTGGGTCTGTTTATAGACAGATTTACCAATATAGTTTTCAAATATCTTGCGCATCCCATCCTTTCTATTGAGTGTTGCACTTAGACCTAATATCATAGACACATTCAATTTGCGAAAGGCTCTACTGAATACTTCTGCACCCATGTGATGTACTTCGTCAATAATAACTAAACCAAACTCTTTAAAGATATTCATGTCATATTCGCGCATAGCGAGACTCTGTAAGGAGGCTACTACAAAGTCTTTGTCTTCCACGTCAACTTTTGATTGTTTGATAATGCCTATCTTAGCATTTGGAACAAATTGCTTAACAGTATCTACGAATTGCTGATTGAGAAAATCTTTATGGGATACAAACATAGTTTTGCGTTTAAATTGACATGCAACATACACACTCATAATAGTTTTACCTCCTCCGCATTTCATACTGATAATACCTCCTCGTTTTTGAGGGTCATGGGCTGCATTGATATAATTTGTCACAGGTTCAATTTGTTCTTCACGCAATGTTCCTATGAAATTCATGTTAGGTCTATGTTGACCTTCTGATACTGTGCATTTTTTGGGTACACCAAATTTCTGCAAACCATAGTATCTTGGAACATAGATACGTTTATCAGTTTCAGTATATATAGCAAATGATTTTGTATCATCAGAGCCCATAGAAAAGTTAACATTTGGAGTCATTGTCAACTCATCTTTTAACTGCATAACAAGGTCTTCATTATTTTTTTTAGCTATACCATAACCATTTATTGACAAAATAGTATCAGTTAGTCTGATAGTGGTATCCATGTTTGTATAATAACATATTATATATATAATCATTTTTTTATATAGTTCTAAGAATAGATAGAACAATATGAAAACAGATATAACAAAAGATGCACTACGATTAGTTGCAGTAATACTGTTAATCATTATCATAATAATGGATGACTTTCCATTCTATGAAAAAATGAAAGATGCAACCACTCAATTATTTTTGGGTGTACTTGTTGTTGCATTTATATTTTATGACACTGTATTTGGTTTTATCATGGGATTAGTGGTCATGTTAATATACTATGAAATCTATAAAAAGATAATTTCAAAACAGGAAGAAAAACAAAATATACAAGAAATTAGTGTTGACAATGGTTATGTCATTACACCAGTTGGTCCCAGTTCATTTATGGGAGCACATGATTATGACGTGGAAGGCTCGTTAGGTCTTAACACACATTATGATACACATCAACCTATGCATCAACCTATGCATCAACCTATGCATCAACCTATGCATCAACCTATGCATCAACCTATGCAACAACCTATGCATCAACCTATGCATCAACCTATGCATCAACCTATGCAAAGTTCTGATTGTATTCCTTTAAAAATGGATTACATATCAGAAGCCCACTTATTAGCAGCCCAAAACAACATATTTGATGTGCAAAATTATAAGATTGAAGTCAAAGGAGTTGAACATGGATTGAATGATGAAAAAGTATATGGTGTTCAGGGATTTGATTCTGAAAAAGTAAATCATAAGGGATATTCTAAATCCGAAAATATATATGCTATATTATCAGATGAGAAGTAACGAAAATAATACATATAACATCCTTACAAGTTTGGGAGCAACTATACTCATGTTTGGAGTACTTTCATTATTGATATGGAGTTATTATTTGGATGGTAGACTATTCATATCATTCTTGAGTATATTATATCTGATATACACTCTATTAAATGTCATTTATATATGGATGAATGCTGAAAATATTTCAGCTGATACTTATAATGTTTTGTTTGGCTCTGCTGTATATATGTCTGTCATATCTTTGGGAATTCTCATATTATTTGTGCTAAAATATTTAGAACTACTTTAGAATCATTCAAGGATGTCCATATAAATAATAACATAAAATGTAAGAAAGCACAAGAACAAGTTTATGAATAATTCTTTACCTGTTATGTATACATTCCAAGATTCGGGTACTTTTGTAATAAGGATTTTGAAAGCATATGTGAAAATATAAATAACAATTGTTATAATTGCAGCTTTTCTTGCAATATCTATATCAAGTATTTTTTTTGCATTTTTATTATACTGTAATTCAGATGGTATAGCATAATATTCTGCTTGTCTCATAGGTTGTTGCATAGGTTGTTGCATGGGTTGTTGCATGGGCTGTTGCATAGGCTGTTGCATGGGTTGTTGCATGGGTTGTTGCATGGGTTGTTGCGATAATTGGTTTGTAGCCATTTCATCTTCAAATTCTTTTAAAACACCTTGAATAAGAGGGTCATCCATATCAGATGTATCAGGGGCTTGTTGTTGAGTTGTTTTTAGAGGCAATTGATGAATAGGTGTAGACATTTGTGTTGTGGCTGTCACAGAATTCATCATTGGCGGAAGTGAAGCCATAATCTATAATATGACTATAACAAAATAACATATTGAATAACGCATCTAATTGTTTGACATATTGGATTTTACTGTCAAATTTATTTTATTGATTGGATTTGTGTTTACATTGTATGGATTAAGGATATTATGTTTTTGCTCACAGCTTATTATATGCGGTGTGTAAGTATAACATGTATCTTCTAATTTGAATATACGTCCCTGTATTTCATCCAAATGTGGTGCTAAATATACTATACATCCGTTTTTACATACTCTATGAAACATGAGTGCAAGAGCAAGACCAATAATTGCACTGACAAGTAATTGTCCAAATGATGTGTATAGAAGTTTGTCAACAGAATATCTCACAAATTCAGGCATTCTAACCTTGCTAAATATTATATTTAGACAATAGGTTGTGTTATAACATCATCTGTACATTCAACTTGAGATGCTTCAAGATGATAACATTCATCGGACAACCCTTTATATGTTATTTTGTTTGCATTATATGGTGTCGGATATTTGATGACAAGTTTTGGTTTAGGTGTATCCAAATATACATATATTATACCAAGAATAAAAGCGGCAAAGAAAGCAAAATAATTGAATCTAAAGACTTTATCCATTATTCTATTTTTTGATAATATAAAAGATAAGGGCATGCACTATCTTTATCAGTATTTACAATATTAATACCATTGGGTCTACTTGTTAGTTGGAAGTTTTCAGTGTTTTTATATATATCAGCATCACTATCATCGTATACATACCATTGGGTATCTTTGTCTTCAAGTGAATAGTAAACATAATGTCCTACATTGCGAGTATTGCCCAGATGCGATACAATACCTCGTAATCTGTATTTATGGGATTCGTGTACCCATGTATTTGGTATCTCAAGTTTGACGAATATTTTTTGTTCAGCATCAAAAATATTTAGATTAACTCTGAGAACAGTAGGGAAGCTAATAATTTTGTCTGTCAATGTGTATGGAAATTTTTCCACAGTATCTAATTTCTTGTCATTTGACACATTATAAGGATTTTGGCATTCAAGAAAACTATCTTTACTTGTTATCTTTTCCACAATTCCTTTGAATCTCTTTGATAATTCTTCTTTTATTTTGTATGTTTTATCAGTGGCTGTAAAGTGAATTGGTATGGAAGATTCTGGTGTTTCTATAGGAGTTTTTTCTTCATCACACCTTATCTCATTTTTACCTCTCTTTATTGTTCTATGAAATAATATAGATTGTTGCACAACAACTTCAAATAACTTATTAATATCCTTGTTATCAATATATTCTACAAGTTTCAACATGAATTCTGATACATCTGATTGTATTGTAGATACATCAAATGCCTTAACTTTCAAATTATTATTCAATATCTTAACAAGTTCCTCAATTAGGTCTGTTGATATTTTGTCGCCTTGATATGCATTGTATATATTGATGTAAGCCTTGGAAATAGCATTTGGGTTAGGTATACTTAACATTATTTTATTGAATTCATCTATATGTAAGAGTAATTGTAAAGCACTATTGATGTAACAAGATGCTCCCAGATTCTTTATACCACATCTTGATTTCCCTACAGTTTTTTTAGATTCACTCTTTGTTTGTTTAGTAATCTTTGGTTGTTTAGTCTCAGGTTTTTGTACAGGGTCAATGATTTTGTTTATACGTCTTTCCTTAGTAATATGTGTAACAGGTTGTTTGTTTTGATGAATTCTGGGTTCTTTTGATGATATGATAGTATGTGTGTAAATTTCTGGAATATCTTTGAAGTCAAAATGCATATTTAACATTTTATAAAGCGAGGCTTTTGATTTGTCGGATTTCCAAGATTTGACAAGCTCATTTCTTTCATTGACATAAGTAGTATACATATCATTTTGTATATTTCTTGGAGCATCATACTTCTCAACATATGTTATACACTGTGATTCTTCTGCTTGGTCTTTAAATTTTTTTTGCTCAGCATATTTACTGATTAAAAGTTCTACCTTGTTGATAGGATACTGATGCTTATTATCAACATGGTTAAATATATAGTCTGAAATCTCGTTCATATCTATTATACTTATACACTTTTATCTGAGTGTAGCATCTTCAAACATTCCTTTGTAATATGATTGCAGGTTCTCATTACCTGATAACTGCTCTTCATATGTAGAGCGAGGGATGTACTTTATGATAGTTTTTGGCTTAGGGCATGCTGCTAAATTGCTATAGTATCCTTGGATAATCAAAACAGTTCCAACAAATAATAAAAAGATTGCTATGCTTTTCATCTGATATCTTATAATAAATGATATAAAAATAATTGCAATTAGTTCACAATGTCATTAGATTCTTCTTGTTTTCTTTCAGTCCAAGGGTCTGTCTTGGACAAAGTATCTGCTAATTCAGAAACTTCAGTGGAAGCAGCAGCCTTATTCTTGGAGATATCAATTTGTTCTTGTTTGCGTTTCTCAAAAAGCTCATCTTTATTATCCATGTTTTCCTTGTATTTCTTCATCAATGTATTGAGTTGAGTCTCTGCATATTCTTGGTTCTCCAAATCATTAGGATTAGGAGACCAAGGACACCATACACCAACCTCCCCAATGAAAATGTCAAATTTGCTATCAGCCTTCTTGAGGAACTCAGAACGACCCTTCGCCTCCTCAAGTGTATCAAATACACCTCTTACCTTCAGACCACGAATAGTAGTTTGGAAGTTGTTGTCTCTGTGATAATCAGCCTCAATTTCTGATGAATTCACTGATTTGAAGAATTTGTATTGTTCATTCATTTCATTTGCATCTGAAATATATGCATGATTTGTTCTAATAGTATCAATAAGGTCCTTTGAATCTGGATACTTGCTTTCAATACCACTAAATAAAGTTTGCATGTCTTTGCTGAATTGTTGCAAATATCTTGAGAAATAAAAGGCTTCCTTATTTAGAAGGATATCTTCTGGACTGATGAAAGAGACTAAAACATAGTTTTGTCCTCTTATCTTCTTGTCTTCGTCTAAATAATCATATTCCTTTACTGCCACCATATCTGTCATTTTTTACTATTATATTCATAATATATAAACATACTCTTATATATATTACATGTACAGTAAAATCAAAAAAAATATTCTCATAAAGTAGTATAATGGACTATTCACTTGATTTATGGGAGGCTTTGACCCGATTGATTAAATATGCATTTGAAGGATTAGCTGTTGCCATTGTTGCGTATATATTACCTAAATCAAGATTACAACCCAGTGAAATCTTGTTCATTGCATTGACTGCTGCATGTGTATTCTCTATTCTTGATTTGCTTGCCCCTGCATATTCTGGTGGGGCAAGACAAGGAGTTGGGTTGGGTGCAGGTTTTCAACTTGTAGGTTTTCCCCGTGGTTTCTAAATAATATTTTTATGTTCATATCATAAAGACGGTGATGCTATAAAATCATATTTCAATTCTTGGCATATTTTCTTCCATATTTGATCCTGAATGTACAATTTTTCTCTGCTTTTCAGGAGTGGAAAGTATTTAAGGTATTCATACAAACCTAAAATCTGAAAAAATTTATACAATACATAGCTATATGATAAGAAATTCTTTCTATCCTTTGGACAATGTTTGAGAAAAGGTCCTTGAATGTCTCTGAACATGTTACACAATTTTTCCTCTAATTCCGGAGAAAATTGTGGAGTAGGAATACCATTAATACGATTTATGATATAATTTATATGTTCATAGTATTTATTGATTCGCAAGCGTTTCAAAATTTCTCTCATTTTGTTATATGTTATAGAACGTGTGTCAGTTATTTTTTCCTTCTTTATTTCGTGTAAGATTTTCTCAAAGATTTCATCTGGAATATCTGTACTTTCTTTCCCTTGTACCTGGTTACACCATTCTCTAAAATGGTTGATACGTTTATAGCTAAAATGAGATGTATCCTTTGTGTTTTGCTTGAGAATTGGTCTGTTTTGTTCAACAAGTAGTAATTCTTGATAGCCACAGTTATCACAAATGATAATAGCATCATGTTGCAAGCACGTCATTTGTTTCTTGCATTTAGGACACATCTCTAGTTCATCGTAATTAATCTTCTTAATGTGTTGTTTGTCTGTTATAAAAAGGTATTCGTCAACAAGCGTACTTTTATCTGTCACAATTTCTTCAACCATTTGTGATTCATTAAGTGGTTGAGATTTTATATTATTCAATGCATCTAAAATAGTTTTATTTGTAAATTTTGTTGACACTTGACTTAACTTTTTAGTGGTTCTGGACTGTTTCTCTAACATGTCATAATAACTAAACAAAATATTACTCGTTTTTTTATAATACTCAATTTCATCATATTCTTCTATTAATCTTATTTTGTTATTAATATTTATAATTTCCTCAGATATTTGTATATTTGAGGACCACAAAACATCATAATGTTCATTTATGTCAGTTGCATTATACAACAATTCTATTCTGTCTTTAATAATACATTGTACATGTATTAAATCCTTGAGAGATTCTGAAAGGGTTTCTTTTTCTTGCATTTTTCCTGAAAATGTCTTTATCATTTTATTATGCATAACATCAAGTGTTGCATTATCTTTTGCATTATTTGGAACATTCAGTCGTTTCTTGGAAGTTTTTTCTTTAAACATTGCAACTGCATATATTCAAGATGTATGTCTACATTCTTATATCATATATTTTTTTCTCCTATTATAGTATAAAGAATATAACATAAATGGGTGGTGGTCTTCTTCAGCTTGTCGCTTATGGTGCTCAAGACATGTATTTAACTGGTAATCCACAGATTACTTTCTTCAAAGTGGTCTATCGTCGCCATACTAACTTTGCCATTGAAGCTATTCAACAGACCTTTAACGGAACTACTGCATTTGGCAATAGTGTGAATGTCACTGTGTCTCGCAATGGTGATTTAATCCATCGCACGTATCTCCAAGTTGAACTTCCTGCATTGGCTAATTATAGTTATACTACACAAACAACAGATAGATATGTCAACTATGTTGGATTAAGGATGATTCAATCAGTATCTGTTGAAATTGGTGGTCAACAGGTTGACAAACATTATGCTGATTGGCTCTATATCTGGAATGAACTTTCTCTTCCTCTTGGCAAAAAATATGGTTATCAATCAATGGTTGGTGCAGATGGTGACCTTACAAGTTCTCCAAGTTCTAGTACAAGTGAAACTGCGAGACTGAACAAGGATGTCACAACATTATATGTTCCTCTTGAATTCTGGTTCTGTCGCAATGTTGGTCTTGCACTCCCATTAATTGCACTTCAGTACCATGAAGTAAAACTCAAGATCCAATTTGAAGATATCAACAAGTGTATTGCACCACAAACAGGTACTGCTGCATTGTCAGCTGCTACTCTTACTGACTTTAAAAACACCAAGAGTTTTGATGCAACTGTTTGGGTTGACTATATTTTCCTTGATACTGATGAACGTCGTAGATTCGCACAACTTTCTCACGAGTATCTCATTGAACAACTTCAATTCACAGGTTCTGAAACTATTACAGCAAATGCAGGAAACAGATACAGACTTAACTTTAATCATCCTTGCAAGGAACTTGTATGGGTTGCCAAGAAAACCGCCAACACAGCTCATCAATGGTATAACTATACTGCTGATTCTGCATTGGATACTGATGCATCTGGTCTTGTAGGAGCAAGCACTTCAAATCTTATTGCAGGAATTTATCCTACAGGTGCCAACCCATTGACCAGATGCTTGTTGCAGCTTAATGGAAATGACCGTTTTGCAGAACGCGATGGTAGCTATTTCAACTATGTGCAACCATATCAACATCATACTAATATCCCAGATAACAGAGGTATTAATGTTTATTCATTTGCCTTGAAACCAGAAGAACATCAGCCATCTGGAACTCTTAATATGTCTCGTATAGATACTGCTGTCCTTTCTATGACATCTCAGGTTGAAGGTACTGTAAATGTCTTTGCTGTCAATTACAATGTCCTTCGTATTATGTCAGGTATGGGAGGTCTTGCTTACAGCAACTAAAAATAATATAACTCATTTTTTTTCTCCTATTATAGTATAAAGAATATAACATAAATGGGTGGTGGTCTTCTTCAGCTTGTTG